CGTCGCGCTGCTGTAGAACCAGCAACTGGTATTGCGTCGCCTTAAAATCGGCTGTACGGCCGTTAGAGAACCTTACAGTGCGGGCACGCTGGCCACGTTTGCCAACCACAGTGCGAATGCCAGCGATGACACGGGCGCGTGACCAACCCGTGCCGTCGCGGCCTTTAATCATGTTGCCATTACCCATGCGCGACAACGGCGGGGCCGTCGGAATAAACGAGCGGGCCGCGGTCACAAGTCGAGTACCCGCGCCAGACTGAATGTCTTTAGTAATCTGCCGGCGTAAAACGCGGTCAACCTTGTTTATTTCCGCCAAGGCCTCTTGGATACCGTAAACCTGATAAGACGCGCTAGCGGGCATTTTTTTTACGTTGCCTTTCAAGTACATCTATCACGGTGGCTAAGTCTGGTAACTCAAAGTCTACACTTGGGGGCCACCAGCCCGTGTGTAATAGAAGCTCTGCTAACTGTCGCCGGATAGTTCCGGCACGGTAAAAGTTGCCGGCTCGCTGTCTACTACTTCTAGGTTCTCAATGGTGTTAATAAACGCGTCGAGCGACGCGGGCACAATAATGCCGGAGCGTTGGCTAGCCTCGTAAGCCATAAAGGCTAAATCTTCCATGCCAACGCCTGAGCCTAAGTCACTTGCGCGGCGCTTAAAGCGTCGTTCCCACGCAACAATGACGGCAAGGTTAGTGGTTACCTCGTAGGCATCTTCGTTCTGGCGTTGTACTTTGAGCCTTAACTGCATGTCGGGCTACCTTTCGGGTTAGTTGTTATCAGGTTACGTCTACGGTGTAGATGCCGCCGCGAATAACAATATCCATGGTGGCAAGTTCGCCCATTGACGCGTTCATGCTTGGCAGCGTTTCTAAATATCCGCCCGAGATAGTGAAGCCCGGGTTAGTTGCGGTGTACGTGCCGGGTGTCGCTGGCGCAGCTGGTGAAACAATAATGGTTGCAATTTGTGTACCGACCAGTGGTGCCAATGTTGCGTAAGACTCGCTTGATGCGTAGCTCGCATACATTGTTAACGTAAGTTCGTTGGACTGTAGGCCAGCAGTGTAAACGCGAGCAGTGCCACCAAATGCGGTGCTTTCAAGTGCTTCTACCGTGTAGTTCAATGTCACGCTTGTGCATTGGTCTGACACGTCAACCGCGCCGATGAGGACGTTTGGGTTTGAGAGATAGGTACTGGTTGCCATGGGGTTTACTCCTCGGGTGTTTCTTCTAGTTCTGTTTTAGCAGATTTTGCGGGCTTAGTGTGTGATTTCTCGACAATGAAACCGCCAGCCAAAAGGTAGGCGACGTCGTGGCCGTCTGGGTTAAAAGGTTCGCCGACGATGCCGACTCTGGGACTGTTTACTACGTACATGTTTTCCTAACCGGTTTGGGCCTGCATGGCTATGGTCAAGTCGTAGGCCGGATACTCAGCACCACCAATAATGGCAATAGTTGGGCGGCCGTCCTGAACACCAACTTTAGCGCCAATAACCTTGGCGGCAAGGTTCATCAGTGACCGTTGCGCGTCTAGGTTGTTTGGCCCAAGAGTAATGCAGCGCACGGGGAACAACATTTTTACGATGTTGAAGTTAAACGCCTCGAATGTTGGCGCGTCAATGAAAACGCACGGGGGGCACAAATTGCGCGGGTCATTTACTACCTGCAAGCCACTTACGGCGCTGAGCGTTGCTACTAGGTCGTCTAGAGCCTCGTTAAAGAGGTCTGTAAAGGTCACTGGCATGCGCTAGGCCACTTGCGGTCTGTCAATGCCGAGCAGTTGTTTGATGACGCCTGACAGGCCTGTAACGGTCACTGCGCCACCGTCGCCAAAACTGGCGAACGAGTCAATGCTGCCGCGCTGGCGGTACAACATGCCGCCGTACTGAATGGTGCCAAGCGTTACGTCACCACTTGGGCTACTGCTTGGGCTATCTATCCAGCCGGACTCTTGACGTCGGCGAAACGCAAAGGCGTTTGCAGCTGACGCGCACTGAGTTAAGAATGTTGTATCGGCCACGGTTGCGGTACCGATGCCTAACCAGTCTTCAATTTGGGTGGCGGTAATCCAAGTGCATGTAGGCGCATACGTAAGCGTGCCGGTGGCTGGGCCGCGCTCGACGTCTGCCGCTGTCAACTTAAATAAGACTTGGTTAGGTAATGGCAAGTCATAGTTGTAAAGCAAGTCGCCGTATTCGTCTACGCCTAAGTAATAAAACTGCGGGCAAGCATAAACAGTGCGCGTGCCGTTGAATGTTGCGTCAACGGCCGCCACTGTGATGCTGTCGCCGGGCTGAATTATTGCGTTAGTGAGCAGTTGCAAAACGCCGTAGTTATCAACGATTTGCTTGTGCGTAATTGTGTAAACCGCCATGGCGGATAACCGCCTTTCGGGTTAGACGAACTTGACGAACTTAGTTGCGTCTGCCATGAAACTGGCGGCGTAACCACGGAAAGCGATAGTGCGGCCGAGCGTGCTTGGCACGTCTACCGAAATAGCGCCTTTCATCTGCTCGTAGAACTCGAAGCCTGCGGCTGGGCCTGCTGCGTGTCCCATGAATGAACCGGGCGCGTTTTTGTCAACTACCAAAACGAGGCCAAGCGGGTTGCCGTTCCAAGTGTTTGCTGCGGCTGTACCAGCGGCGTTTTGACCGCTTAAGTTTGCTGCGCCAGCGTATGGGAAAAGCGGACGGCCTGAGTCGTCTACAGCGCTCGAAAGAGCCGCCCAACTGGCTGGGGTTACAACCATGTGGGTTGGCAAGTAGTTAGAGCTTGCTGAGATTTGGCGGGCGCCTTCATAAATTGCGATTACCCAGTCAGCGCCTACTGCTGTGTCTGCAACGCTGCTGGTCTGTGTGATTGCTGCGTGGCAAGTGTCTACCGCGTAGTTGTCGGTTGCTTGACCGTAGGCGATTGCCAACTGCTCAAGAATGATGTTGATTGACGCGGGGTCTGACCAGTCAAGGTCTTGTTCCGAAACGGTTACGTAAGTTCCGAAAGTAAGTTTGCTTACGTCGTTGTTGGCAACGGTTACGGTTGATGGGTCGAGCGTGTTGAGTTGACCGGTTGGCTGTTGTGTTACTACTGGACGTACCGTAATTTTTGGACGGCGGAATGTTGCGCCAGCGGTTGGCATTGCTTTTGTACCAATAGCGGTGACAAACGGGCGAATGGGGTTAAGCGAGTCGTACACGCTGCCGGTGATGACCTCGGGCAAGATACCTGGTGTATCGGCTGTGGTGATGTCTGGCGCAGCTGCTTTAATGCGTGCGTTCATTTCAGCAAACGCGGTGCTGCCTGCTGCCATTGCTGCAATGTATTCGCTAGGTGATGGCAACTTAAATTGTGGTTTAGCAGTTGCCCACAAAGGCGCTGTAGGTGTTGATGCCTCTACTACTGGTGCTTGGTTTTCCATGACGGGTGACTCCTCTGGGGTTTCTGTAGTTTCTTCTTCGGTTTCGTTCTCGTCGGTGTCGGGTTCCGTCTCTACTGATGTTATATCAGACTGTGCAGCAATTTGGTGGATTTTCGCATCGGCAAACGCGCCTTCGGAAACCATGCTTAACTCTGACCAAATAGCGGCGGTGACGTGCATAACGCCGTCAACCATTGTCCACTCTGTCGGGGTCGCCCCAACTGAGACCGAGTCAAGCACGCCGTCTTGTGCGAGTGTGAGACTTTCGTCGCCGGCACGGGTGGCCGAGATACGAGCTGCAAACATTACGCCTTCGGGTGTTTCTACGCGCTCGGTCACAATGCCAATGGGCTTTGTCGAGTCGTGGTACTGCATGAGTTTTGGTGCGGGGCCGTCAACTGGCAAACTGCCCGGCAAAAAAAGCACCTCTTGGCCCGTACTGGTACGTGCGGCCACGTTATATGGCGCGGCTAAACCGTAAATTGTGCGCTTAGGTGTTGCGCCTTTTGCGGCCTCGACAGTAAAAGAGCTGGGGGTAAACCTAATCATTTGCGTACCTCGGGGTTTCTATTGTTGTTTCTGTTTCTACTTGAGAGTCGCCTAGGTAGGACTCGCTTAGGTATTCTTCTACGTCAAACTTAACGTAAGTGCCGTGGGGCAGTACGTTGTCGCTTGACAAGGTTTCGCTAATGCAGTCAATAAAGGCCTTGGCACCAAATAGGTATAGGTCGGCGCGGGCACCTGCCGACGTGGTGTATTGATATGAGCCTTGGTCAATGCCAGCAAGGTAGTTGGGGATATTGGCGGCCCGGCAGATTTCACGAGCTTGGAAGTCGCGCGACTCAACCAGCATCATGCGGTCGGGCGTTGCCGTAGTGGCCTCGTATGTTAAATACTCGTTTAGTGCTGCCGTTTGGTTTGTCATGCGCGCAGCGTTAAATGCTGCTGCCATGTCGGCGAGCTCTTGCCCGCTCAAAGGCTCGCCCCCGACCTGCCTCAAAACGCCCGCAGGTATCGCGCTTTCCGCATTGCGTCGTGCGCTGGCCTCTAAACGCAAACTGGTTGTAATGGCTTCGCTCGACGTGTAAAGCAAACCTTGTACCGGGCTAAGAAACTGAATAAGGTTTTCGGACTCAATAGGTAAACCCGAAAAGTAAACTTGGTTAGAAGGTCCGAACCACACTGGACCAGATTGGTCCTGTGTCGTGACCATGGCGGCCGGTAAACGCTCATAGGAACTGGGGTAACCGTCGGCGGTACGGCTTTTAATGTACCAAAATGCGCGGCCGTAAAAGAAAAGGTCGTCAAATGTCCACGACAAAATAAAGTTGTTAGTTACGTTTGGGTCTATACGAGCGAGCCATGCGCGGGGGGCAAGTGGTACTTCTTCCATCTCGTTGCCGTTCCAAATGTCGCGGAACATTTCAAGTTTTAGACAACCAATGACGCTGGCCATAAGGTCACGAGCGCGGCTGATGGTCGGTACGCGCATAGCAATTTGGCGCATTTCGCCATTGGTGTACGCATAGAAATTGTTTATTTGGGACGCGCCAGCATTACCGCCAGAGCCATAGCCCACGGCGGCTTTTATTTCTGGGTCTTGTGAAGTGCCTACTGCGGCAACTTTGTTACGTCCAAATAAAGCCATGTGGATATCTTGCCATTTCCTATGTGGGTAAATGTGGATAACCGACCAAATCCCGACGAAATGGCCGGTTGTCCACAAGTGAGTGTACTACCTGCTGATAACAAGTAAAGGTTTGCCGGCAGAACTTGGGCGCGACTCTAAAGCGGCGGCCCATACCATGCACCGGGCTAACTCAATAGGCCCCGGGCTACGGGTAGAGCTGAGCGCCACACTGCCTTGGTGTTTTATCATGACGGCGCGCTCGACGTGTTCGGCTAATAGTTTTTCGCCAGTTTGACCGATGCGGTTTTCTACGATTAGTGACCGGACGGCAAGAGTCCATTTTAGTAGCTCACGGTAGCCAACGATGGTGCGGCGGCGCTCATGCTTGGGCGGGCAATGGGTTTCTAAGACTGGCGTTATGGCGATGCGCAGCTGCGGGTTACGTTCTACTTCGCGCTCGACACATGCCCACATTTCGGCCATGTTGTCTACGTCAAAAGCGGTAGTTATTACTGTCTTATTTTCTACGCGCACGGCACGCACCCCCACGTAACGATTTTCGTCTATGGACTGCTCGACGGCTAACACGCCCCCCGATGGGACTTCACCGGTGTATAGGCACGCTTCCCATAACCCGTTTTCTAACCAGCCCGAATGTGAACTAGTCCACAAGTTAACCGAGCCGCGCAAAAACGCGTTGCGGTTTGGGGCCTTGGCTTCAGCTTCAATAACTGACATGTCGAGCGTGTAACCAAGAGCGGGGTTGGCGTAAACCCAAGCCTCTGGGGTCATCGGGTCAATGTTGCTAGGCGGGCTGTATTCAGCAAAGTACAACGGGCCGTGTTGGCGCGCGTCAATGGCTCTTATGCCTTGCTCTCGCCAGCGTAATAAGGCTTTACTTTCCGGCGTACCCGCTGTACTAAACATGGCCATTAAAGGATTTTTGCGGGCGCGCTGGGACGGTAAAAGTCCTTCATCTATGGCGGCCTCGCTGACACTCCACACCTCGTCAACACAAATAAGGTCGGCGCTATAACCGTGCCCGGCTTGTGGAGTAGCTGCGCGCACCAGCCAAGTGCTGCCGTCTGGCATCTCTAGGTTCATGCGGCCGTATGACCACGAAATCTTTGCATTGAACTTGGCACCAAGAATAGGCGCAAGGTACTTAAATAGCGCAGTAGATAAGTCGAGTTGGTGACTGCATGTAATGACGGTTTGGGGTTTGCCGCGCCCAAAACCTTGGGTTGCCAACCAGCTGCCAACCAAGGCCGCCATGGCGGTCGTCTTGCCGGCTTGACGCGCTACGGAACATAAACCAACACGGTTAACAAAGTTGCCGGCATCGTTCAATTCGGTCATGCCGTGCAATATCCGTGTTTGCCAAGGCTGCAAAGTGACGCCTAACACCTTCTCTGAGAAATCCCCAATTACCGCAGCGTGCGATAGTCCACCACTTTTAGTGATGGTTTCTAGTCGGGGCTGAGCGTGGCCAGTTGGTGCCAGTTCGGACGAAACCGCCAAAAATAGAGGATTTAGGACT